TGAAGCGCGTCAGAAATCAGACGTGCTAATGGTTATCATGGATGAAGCCGACAACATGGGTACCGTTGTCGCTGTTGGACCCGGCAAACGCAACAAAGCGGGCGTGCTAGAAATGCCAGTCAAAGTAGGCGATCGCGTACGCTTCGGCACTATGGGCAGCGACGAATATCTAAAATACACGCAATACATTGAAAAAAACGAACGTTATCTAATCATGTCGTGGCAAGACGTTTGTTTTGTTGCAGAACCTGCCACCATCACTTAAAGGATTAAAAAATGGCAAACACACAAGCAATCGGCGTCGCTTACGCAGATCAAAACATCAGCGGCGCAGACAACCTGCTCGCAACAAGCGCTATCGGCTACACGAACGCAATGAACGGCGTCGGCGGTGGCGGTAGCGTTACACAAGCTACAAGCAAATCAACCGGCGTCACGCTCAACAAAGCGTGCGGTCAAATCACAATGAACAACGCTGCTCTAGGCGCTGGCGCTGAAGCCGTGTTTACTGTGACTAACAGCACTGTGACAGCGTACGATGTGCCTGTTGTCGCTATCGCCTCTGGCGGCACCTCTGGCAGCTACGTCGTAAGCGTCGCTGCTGTCGCTAACGGCTCATTTGATATTGTTATCTCAAACGTCAGCGCCGGCTCGCTGTCTGAAGCTGTTGTGCTTAATTTTGCTGTCATTAACAGCGTTATTAGCTAATTGACAAGGGGGCTTTGTGCCGCTTAAAAAATCTAAGTCCGAAAAGGCTTTTAAATCAAACATAAAAGCCGAAGTTAAAGCGGGAAAGCCCGTCAAACAAGCCGTTGCAATTGCGTATTCAGTAAAACGCGCAGCTGCAAAAAAGAAGTGATGTTTTAGCCAATAAAAGACGCAAAAATGCCACAAGCGCCGCACGAACCGACTGATAACCTGCGTAAGCAAGCTGAAGAAGCTGCTGGACTTGGCTTGCCGCAGGATCAGATTGCGGCTCTTATGGGCATTTCGCACCCTACGTTGCGCAAATATTACGAAACTGAACTCGCAATAGGTAAAGCTAAAGCCAGCGCGTCGATCGCTAATACGCTGTTTAACAAAGCGCAAAACGGCGATACGACCGCGCTGATTTGGTGGACAAAAGCGCAAATGCGTTGGTCTGAAACTCAAAAGCAAGAAATCATGGGCGAAAACGGTGGCCCGTTGTTGCAAAGCATTAATGTCAGTTTTGTAAAGCCAGCTGAATCAACAGATGGATGACGTTGCTGGCGCAATTGCCAACGCTGAATTTCCGTTAAAACTACAATGTTTGTTTGAGCCTGCGAAGTCGCGCTATCGCGTGCTGTATGGCGGTCGCGGCGGCGCTAAATCGTGGGGCGTAGCGCGAGCTTTGCTAATTAAAGCAGCTCAGCGACAGCTGCGCGTGCTGTGTGCGCGCGAATTTCAAACGTCAATTAAGGACTCAGTGCATAAGCTGCTGTGCGATCAAATCGAATCGCTCGGATTAGGTCTGTTTTTTGAAATCACTCAGGCGTCACTCAGAGGCCGTAACGGTAGCGAATTCTTTTTTGCTGGCCTTAAAAACAACACAACAAACATTAAATCCTTTGAAGGCATTGACATTTGTTGGGTCGAGGAAGCGCAAACCGTCAGCGCGCGATCGTGGGACATTTTGATCCCTACGATACGCAAACAAAACAGCGAAATATGGGTCACATTTAATCCAGAGCTTGAAACTGACGAAACGTATCAGCGTTTTGTTATTGCACCGCCGCAAGATGCTGTGGTGCAAAAGATTAATTGGTCCGACAATCCGTGGTTGCCCGACACGTTGTTCATGGAAAAAGAAACGCTTAAAAACCGTGATCCTGAGCGTCACGCAACGGTTTGGGAAGGCGTGTGCCGCCAGACCGTGGATGGCGCTGTGTTCGCAAAAGAAATGCAAAGCGCAGAGCTTGAGGGCAGGATTACAAAGGTCAAATACGATCCAATAAAACCCGTACACGCAGTGTTTGATTTGGGTTTTGCTGACTCAACAGCGATCTGGTTTGTGCAATACATCGGCATGGAAACGCGTCTAATTCGCTATCTTGAGGATAGCCAGCAAACAATGAGCTATTACCTGTCGAAAATGCAGACATTTGGCTACGTTTACGACACGCTGTGGCTACCGCACGACGCAGAGAATAAAACGCTTGCAGCAGCTGGTCGATCAATCGACGATATTGTGCGCGCAGCTGGCTACAAAACGCGCATTATTCCGCGCACGCCGATTGCCGACAGTTTAAACGCGGCGCGGACGATTTTCCCGAATTGTTGGTTTGATCGAGAAAACTGTGCTGACGGACTGTCGTGCTTGCGCCACTATAGGTACGAGGTCGACCCCGACACGAAGCAGTTTAGTAAGGCGCCGCTGCACGATCATTACTCGCACGGCGCAGACGCCTTTCGCTACATCGGTCTGATGGTCAGCGAGCCAAAACGAGCGCCACGTCGTAAAACGGCAGGAACATTTGTTGTGCAGTCGGGTTGGATGGGATAAACTTAGATTATGAGGGCATAAATGAATTCTCAATTCGACAACGACGAACGAATAGCCGATGCGATTAAATTCTTGCGTTTGTGCATTGACGCTGAGAGCAATAATCGCATGGAAGGTCTTGAAGACCTTAAATTTGCTGCTGGCGATCAATGGCCGGTCGAAATCCAATCTAGCCGTAACTTAGAATCGCGCCCTTGTCTGACGATTAATAAAATTGATGCGTACATCAGACAAATTACTAATCAGCAGCGTCAGCAAAGACCGCGTATTCGGGTGCATCCAGTCAACAATCAAGCTGACAAAAAGATTGCTGACGTGTTGCAGGGCATCACGCGTCACATTGAGGTCAACAGCAACGCTGACGATGCGTATGACAACGCGTTTGACTACGCTGTGCGCATGGGTTGGGGATATTGGCGCGTCGTAACTGATTACACGCGCGAAGATTCGTTCGATCAAGAAATCTACATTCAGCAAATCGACAATCCGTTTACTGTTTATTTTGATCCGAATTCAGTGCTACCAGATGGATCAGACGCAGAGCGTTGCATTATTACGACTGTAATGCCAAAGGCTGTGTTTCGTGAGCAATACCCAGACGCTGACGATGGCAGCAACTTTATGCCGCGCGGCACTGGCGATTCAAGCGCTGAATGGGTTACAAAAGAAGATGTGCGCGTTTGTGAATACTTTTACACAGAGCGCAAGCGCGCCAAATTAGTCATGTTGTCAGATGGCACTAGCGCGTTTGAGGAAGACCTGCCAAACGCAGACACGCTTGCATTGGCTGGCGTAACAATTATTGAAAAGCGCGATTCGTATCGCAAGCAAATCAAGTGGGTCAAGCTGACTGCAATGGAAGTGTTGGACTCGAAAGATTGGCCGGGGCGTTACATACCCGTTGTGCCTTGCTATGGGCAGCAATTAATTATTCAAGACAAGCGCAAAAAATACGGCATTACGCGCTTTGCTAAAGACCCGCAGCGTATGTATAACTTCTGGTCGACTTCAATGACCGAAAGCGTTGCGTTAGCGCCTAAAGCAAAATGGCTTCTTGCTGAAGGTCAAGACGAAGGTCACGAAACCGACTGGGCAATGGCAAACATTAAGTCGACGCCAGTGCTGCGTTACAAACAAACTGACATTGACGGTCGCGTAGCGCCAGCACCGACTCGCTTGCAACCTGAGCCACCACCAACTGGCATTATGACTGCGGCTGCGCAAATCAGTAATGATTTGCAAACTGTGATTGGCATTTTTGATCCAAATCAGATGCCGACAGGCAATTTGTCTGGCAAGGCGTTAAACGGTCAGCAGCAGCAAATCGACTTGTCGACATTTCATTACTACGACAATTTAACGCGTTCAATTCGTCATACTGGCAAAATTATTCTTGATTTAGTGCCAAAAATTTACGACGCACAGCGTGTAATGCGCATCATTGGCGATGACGGTCAACCCGATCTAGTCACAATCAACGAAGCAAAACGCGACGATACTGGCGCAATTGTGCAAATTTTGAACAACGTTACTGTTGGAGAATACGACGTTGTGATGGACACTGGTCCCGGCTATCAATCAAAGCGCATACAAGCAGTCGAAGCAATGATGCCGATGATGCAAAATCAAGAGCTATTTAACATTGCTGGCGATTTGATGTTTAGGAACATGGATTTCCCCGGCGCCGAAGTGATCGCAGATCGTTTGGCTGCGATTAATCCTATGGCGCAAATTGACGAAAAATCAGACGTGCCGCCACAAGTGCAGATGCAGCTTGCGCAGCAGAAAAAGATGTTGCAAGACATGCAGCAGCAGCTACAAGCAGCGCAGCTTGAGATCAACAATCGCGGTCAAGTCGCGCAAATTAAAGAAGATGGCGCAACTAAGCGCAAGCTGATGGAAGTCACAAGCAAAGCGCACAACACTGAGACAATGGCTGAAGTAAAAGTCAACGATCAAAACACGCGCGCAGTGACTAGCCAAAACAAGACTGAAATTGACGCAATCGTGCAGCTATTGCTGCATCACATGGACACAAGTCGCTTAATGAAAGAAATTGAGCGACGTAACGCAGAACAGTATCAATACGCACAAACGGCAGCGACCGACATAGATCAAGGTCAAAACCCGCTTATGCAGTAATAGCAAAAGAGCTACCAATGGCTTTTCATTGGGTTAATTCTTGGAGTGCATTTCCATGCAAGCAGCGACAGAAACACAACAGCCTAGACAGGCTGATATGGTTGTAACAAGTGAAAATTTGGCTGAATTTGCCGCGAAACGTTTAGGTTTAGCTGCTGATGATGCTCCTGCTGAGGCTGTTGAGGGCGATGCGCCCGAAGCAGAGCCGGCGGTCGAAGCAAACAGCGAGAGTGAACCCGACAGCGCGGAAGAAAAGGCCAGCCCGACAGAGGAAAAGAAACAGAATCCTAAACTTGAGAAACGTTTTTCAGAGCTAACAAAGCAGCGCGAGCAAGCCCGTCAAGAGGCGGCACGCGAGCGCGAAGCGCGTGAAGCACTGGAAGCACGCTTACGCGCTCTTGAATCAAAGAATCAGCCAAATGCACAAGCTGACGCTTTGGATCAAGAGCCAAAACCTGAGCAATTTCAAGATGCTTTTGAATACGCAAAAGCATTAGCAGAATTCTCAGCAGAGCGTGCGCTCAAAGAGCGAGACAAGCAAGAAGCTGAAGCAAGAGCGCAAGCTGAACGAGACAAAGTGTTAAAAACTTGGTCCGATCGGATTAAAGCTACTAAAGCTGAACTTCCTGATTTTGACGCTATGGTTGCATCAAGCGAAGTCGCAGTTAGCGACGCAGTGCGTGATGCAATTTTAGAAAGTGAAGCAGGACCTAAAATTCTGTATCACTTAGCTGAAAATCCCGAAATCGCAGAAAGGATTGCGGGCTTGTCTACGGTAAGCGCGTTACGAGAAATTGGGAAACTGGAAGCTCGGTTTGAGACAAAAGAAGAACCGAAGCGCAAAGATACTGTCGCGGCGCGCAGCAAAGCACCCGCACCGATTAGTCCGTTAAAAGCGAGTGGCAAAAATGCAGAAGTGTCCGTCGATCATAACGGAGAATTTCACGGCACTTATGCACAATGGCGCGAAGCTCGCAAAGCCGGTCGAATTCGGTAAAATTTAATTCTTTAATAAGGAAACATCGTGTCCAATAATCTATTGACAATTAGTAAAATTACCAACGAGGCCTTAATGGTTCTCGAAAACGAACTGACTTTTACGTCAGAAGTCGATCGCAACTATGACGATCAGTTTGCTGTGGTTGGCGCCAAAATCGGCAACACTGTGAACGTTCGTCGTCCGGGTCGTTTTATCGGTACGACTGGTCCTGCGCTCAACATTGAGGACTTTAACGAGACGAGCGTGCCTGTTACTCTCAGCACGCAATTTCACGTTGATACTCAATTCACGACGCAAGATTTGGCTTTGTCGTTAGACATGTTTAGCGATCGCGTGCTGAAGCCCGCTGTTGCTGCTATTGCTAACAAAGTCGACCGTGACGGTTTGGTGCTTGCTAAAAACAACACCGCGAACATCGTCGGCACTGCTGGTACGCCGCCCACTGGCTTAATCACCTACTTGACCGCCGGCGCGTATCTTGACGCAGAAGGCGCACCGCGCGATGGTCGTCGTTCGTGCATTATTGAGCCGTTTACTTCTGCGACTATTGTCGACAGCTTAAAGGGTTTGTTTGTTCCGTCTGACGTGATCGGCAAGCAGTATCAAAAGGGTTTGATGGGTCGTGACTCTGCTGGTATGAACTGGAAGATGGATCAAAACGTTGTGTCACACACGTTTGGTTCGTACTCGACTGCCACGTTGTCTTGCTCGACCACGACTGGCACTGGCTTTTTAAGCACTGGCTGGGCGTCTACTTCGACGATCGCTTTGACTGCTGCGACTGCAACCGCTGCGTTGCAACAAGGTGACGTGATCCAAATTGCTGGCGTGTATGCTGTTAACCCGCAGAACCGTCAAGCGTATGGCTCAAACAAGCTGCGCAACTTTGTTGTGACTTCGGCTGTGACTGTTGCGACTTCGGGCACGACTTCTGTGACCGTATCGCCTGCTGTCATCACTGCGGGACAATTCCAAAACGTGTCGATCCCAACGACTTCGGCAAGCGCTGCTGTGACGCCGTTTAACCAAACGGGCACTGTTTCGCCGCAGAACATTATCATGCATCGCAATGCGTTTACTGTTGCGATGGCTGATCTTGAACTGCCAGAAGGCGTGCATTTCGCTGGCCGCGCAAGCGACAAAGAATTGGGCATGTCGATCCGTGTTGTTCGTCAATACACGATCAACAACGACTCGATCCCGACGCGTTTGGATGTGCTGTACGGTTGGGCGCCGCTGTACCCAGAACTCGCTTGCCGCGTTGCGGCTTAATTGCGCTCATTAACTTAGATAAGGAACCGACAAAATGTCTAATCCCGGACCAGCATCAACTCAAACAATTCATCCGAGCAATCTTGCTACCAATCAGGCGATTCGTCTGTTGGCTAGTGCGAGCGCTGTGCCTATCTCGGCAACGGGTGATTCGACTGTAACTTTGCAGATCAACAACACGACGTCCTATGCAGTGACTAACGTTGCTATTACTAACGCCAACAAAGACGTTAGCAGCGGCGCGCTTGCAATCTGGACTGGCGCTGGTGGTACTGGCACTGAAATCGTGACTAACGCAACGCTGACTAGCAACACTGGCGCGACTTACGTTACGAATTCGACGGTCGTATCAGCAACTAAAAACGTAAATTTGTCTGCGCAAACGCTTTATGTCAAAGTAGGCACTGCTGTTTCTGGCGGTACTGTTGACATTTTCGTTTACGGTTACGACTTTTCAGAGTTTTAATCCAGTGCAGTAAAAAACCGACTCGCCGCGTGGCGGGTCGGTTTTCTGTTTACCCGCAAAGGATAAATATAAATGGTCAACACATCAGTCATTCGAGTAAGCGGCAAAACATACGCGCTTGATCTCACTACAGCAGCAAGCTCTGCGTTGCTTATTGAAGCAACAACAAACGATCAAACAAACTATGTGCAGCTTTTGAATACCGGAACCGGCGTCGCTGCTGTAACGTTTTCAAACTCAAGCACTGTGCCGACGCCAGCCGTTCCAACGACTGGAACAGGCAGCGCATCGTATGTTTTACCTGCTGCAATGAATTATCCTGTGATTGTCGCTGCGCCAAAAGCGCCTTTTTACATTAAAGGCATTTCATCAGGCACAAACACGCTTTATATTGCTGCTGCACAAGCTGACTAAGGCTGCGCATTATGTCAAACAACACCGCTGTTACACAAACAATTAACATTGTTCCCGTACAGGGAATTTTTACTGAGACGCATCAGTTAGTTACTTTGATTGGTCCAGCGGGCGATCCATTTTCAGCACCGCTTGATCCGAATCAAAGTGGTTTGCACATTACAAGCAGCACAATTGACAGCACTACGATTGGCGCAACAACGCCATCGACAGGCGTGTTTACAAACGTTTCAACAACAACTGGAACGATTGCAAACACTCCCGCAAACGGCACTGACATTACAAACAAAGCGTATGTTGACGCTGTAGCGCAGGGTTTAAGTTTTAAACAACCAGCTTTAGTAGCAACAACAGTTAACATTACGTTATCAGGCTTACAAACAATTGATGGCGTAACTGTTGCTGCTGGTGATCGTGTTTTAGTAAAAAATCAAACTACGCAAGCTAATAATGGCATTTATGTCGCTGCAAGCGGCACATGGTCTCGCTCTGAAGATGCAAATACTTACGCAGAATTAGTGTCTGCATATTTGTTCATTACGTCAGGCACGACACAAGGCGGCCAATCGTATGTTTGCACAAATCAACCCGGCGGTACTTTAGGTACTACTGCAATTGTTTTTGTAACTTTTACAAATAACGCAACTTACACTGCTGGAACAGGCCTTAATTTAGTCGGCACGCAGTTTTCTATTGCAAACGTTGGAACTGCTGGCACTTACGGCTCTGCTTCGCAAGTGCCTGTTATTGTTACAAACGCTCAAGGTCAAGTCACAGGCGTCACAAACACTGCAATTGCAATTGCCAACACCGCAGTTTCGGGTCTTGGCACAATGTCTACGCAAAACGCAAATAACGTCGCAATTACTGGCGGCGCTATTGATGGCACAACTGTTGGCGCGACAACCGCATCTACTGTACGCGGCACAACAATCACTGCAACGTCGCAATTTACAGGTGCTGGTACAGGTTTAACTGGCACTGCAAGCTCACTTAACATTGGCGGCAACGCTGCAACAGCAACAACAGCGACAACAGCAACTAACGTCGCTGGCGGTTCAGCAGGATCAATTGTTTATCAAACAGGTTCGGGTGCAACGTCTACGCTTGCACTAGGAACGACAAATTACGTTGTGACTGCTGGTGCAAGCGCACCGCAATACACGGCGCAAAGCTCTTTGTCTGTTGGCACTGCAACAACTGCAACGAATTTAGCAAGTGGCGCAGCGGGTTCTGTGCCGTATCAAACGGGTTCTGGCGCAACTTCAATGTTGTCGTTGGGCACATCAGGTTATTTATTAGCAGCAGGTGCGACTGCACCGCAATACGTTGCGCAATCAAGCATCGCAGCTGGTTCTGCAACAACAGCAACGACTGCAACGAACGTCGCTGGCGGCGCTGCTGGTTCTCTTGTCTATCAAACAGGCGCAGCAACAACATCGACGCTTGCATTAGGCACAACTAATTATGTTTTAACTGCTGGTGCGTCAGCGCCGCAATACACCGCGCAATCGTCTTTATCTGTTGGTTCTGCTACGACAGCAACAAATTTAGCTGGTGGTGTTGCGTCTCAGATACCGTATCAAACGGGCGCTGGTGCAACAACTTTCTTAGCAAACGGCACATCAGGTCAATTCTTGCAATCTAACGGCGCAAGCGCGCCGTCGTGGGCAAGTCCGACAATTGCTGTGTCAGATGACACAACGACAAATGCGACGCGTTATCCGCTTTTTACAAGCGCGACAAGTGGCAGCATTTCAACTGAATACACAAGCTCGACGCGTTACACATACAATCCATCAACGGGCTATTTAACTGTTACAGGTTTAACAAGTCCAATTATTAACAATCCAACTGTAACGAATTATGTTGAGACGTTGCAAGCTGTTGGAACTGTTGGTGCATCTTCTACATTGTCATTAACAAACGGCACTGTATTAACTGCAACGCTTACTGCATCGACGCCATGCACTTTTACAATGCCAACTGCAACTGCTGGAAAATCATTTATTTTGATTTTAACGCAAGCTGCAACTGGTATGACTACAGCAACATTTACTGGTGTTAAATGGCCCGCTGGCACTGCGCCAACAATTACTGCAACAGCATCAGCTGTTGATATTTTAACTTTTGTCGCTAACGGTTCTGTTTGGTACGGAACTTACGCACAGGCATTTGCTTAATGTTTGCAGCTAAAAATTTCTTTTTAGTGCGTAAAGCTGCTGCTGCTGCTCTAACCGCAGACTATCTAGTTATTGCTGGAGGGGGTGGGGGTGGTAGTGCATTTGGAGGGGGCGGTGGAGCTGGTGGTTATCGTGAACTAACATCACAATCAATAACTACTGGAACAGCATATACAGTCACCGTTGGCGCTGGTGGTAGCGGCGCATCAACTGGTGGCGGCAATGGGTCAAATGGTTCAAATTCTGTATTTAGCACAATCACATCAACGGGCGGCGGTTATGGTGGAGGAAGCGCTGCTGGTAACAGCGGTGGCTCAGGTGGTGGCGCGGGTTCTTATGGTGGCGCACCAACATTTACTGCTGCTGCTGGAACTTCAGGACAAGGAAACGCTGGTGGTCAAAACACAGGTTCTGCAAATTATGGAACGGGCGGCGGCGGCGGCGCGGGCGCAGTAGGTGGCACAGGTACAACATCTGTCGTTGGCTCTGGTGGAAATGGAACAGCATCAAGCATTACTGGCTCATCAGTAACTCGTGCCGGTGGAGGTGGTGGCGCTGGTGGTTCGGTCTTTATAACCACCCCCGGCTCTGGTGGTTCTGGCGGCGGCGGCGCAGGTGGAAGCTCTGGAACTTCATGGGTTGGCGTTGCTGGAACAGCCAATACTGGTGGCGGCGGTGGCGCTGGCGCTTACAACGGTTCAGTTTGGCAAGCGGGCGGCGCTGGCGGCAGTGGCATCGTTATTATCAAGATTCCGTCAACGCACTATGCGTCGTTCTCTAGCGGTGTAACGTACACGACTAGCACATCTGTTGCTGGTTACAACATCTATTCAGTCACAGCGACTTCGACTACATCGGAGACGGTGACGTTTTACGCTGGTGCGCCAATCTCTGATGTGTTGATTGTTGCTGGCGGCGGTGGAGGGGGTGCAGCAGCAGGTGGTGGAGGTGGCGGTGGTGGAGCAGGTGGCTACAGAAGCTCTACGACTCAAACTATTACGTTTGGCACTGCGTACACAGTCACAGTAGGAGCTGGAGGTAGCGCTGGAACTACTGGTCAGGGTGGGACTACAGGTGACGGGTCAAACGGCAGTAACTCTGTTTTTTCTACCATTACGTCGGCTGGCGGCGGTGGTGGAGCCGCTGGTGGAAACTCTAGGAATGGTAAAGACGGTGGTTCTGGTGGTGGTGGTGGTCAAGGTGCTTCCTCTGCTTCTGGCGGTACTGGAAATACGCCAAGCGTAAGTCCATCTCAAGGAAACAATGGCGGAGCAAGCAATTCTGCATATAACGGTGGTGGCGGTGGCGGTGGAGCAAGTGCTGTTGGCGCAGCACCCCCTGCTACAATTACTGGCGGCGCGGGCGGTGCAGGTACGGCTTCTAGCATTACTGGTTCAAGTGTAACTCGCGCAGGTGGTGGTGGAGGTTCATCTAACGTTATTGGCGGCGCTGGTGGCGCGGGTGGTGGCGGTACTGGCGGTGCTATTAATGGAACTGCGGGTACTGCAAACACTGGAGGTGGCGGTGGAGGTGGATATGGAAGCACAGGTGTTGCTGCTGCTGGCGGTTCTGGCATTGTCATCATCAAAGTGCCAGACAATGTAATTGCTACATTCTCTAGTGGCGTGACCTACTCCATTAGCACATCTGTTTCTGGATTTATTGTTTACTCTATTACTGCCACAAGCACAACATCTGAAACTGTTACTTTTGCCGCAAAAACAACCGTTACCGCTGACTATCTTGTGATCGCTGGAGGGGCTGGCGGCGGCGGTGAGGTTGCAACTGGAAATGCGTCAACTGGCGGCGGTGGGGGTGCAGGTGGCTATCGCACTTCTGCGGGAACTTCTGGAGGCGGCGCTGCTGCTGAAACAGCATTAAACATTACTCTTGGAACTGCTTATACAGTTACTGTTGGCGGTGGTGGTACGGGAGGTGCGGCTCGTTCATCGGCTCCTACAAGTGGTAGTAATTCTGTTTTTGGTTCTGTTACATCAACTGGCGGTGGTCGTGGCGGTTGGGATGGAAGTGGAACAGGTGCAACAGGCGGCTCAGGTGGAGGCAATACCGCTGGTACTACTAGTGCTGGCGGTTCTGGTACAGCTAATCAAGGATATGCCGGCGGTTCTGGTGGTGGCAGCGCCAACGGCACTGGAGGCGGCGGCGGTGGCGCAAGTGCGGCAGGTGCTACAGCATCTTCTAGTGCTGGTGGCAATGGTGGCAATGGCGTTTCTTCTAGCATTACTGGCTCTGCTGTCACAAGAGCAGGTGGTGGCGGTGGAGGCGCATCATCTTCACTAAGCAAATCTGCTGGTTCTGGTGGCACAGGAGGTGGCGGGAACGGCGCAACAAGTGGAACTGCAACCGCTGGCACTGCGAATACTGGCGGTGGTGGTGGAGGTGCTGGTTCGTCTAGTGGAGCAAATGGCAATGGCGGCGCTGGTGGCAGCGGCATAGTTATTATTAAAATTCCATCTGATTACAAAGCAACTTTCTCTGGTGGCGTGACGCAAAGCTCCTCAACATCAGGAAATTTTACGATTTATACAGTAACCGCTACATCAACAACATCTGAAACCGTAACCTTTAACTAGGAACGAACATGGCTCATTTCGCAAAACTAGATGCAAACAACATTGTGATTTTTGTCACCGTTGGGCGTGACGAAGATAACGGCAAAGAAGCAGAGCTATCTGCGCGTACCGGCGATGTTTACAAGCAAACGTCGTACAACACGCATGGTGGCGTTCACGCTCTAGGCGGCACTCCTTTCCGCAAGAACTACGCGGGTCTTGGCTATACCTATGACGCGCAGCGTGATGCGTTCATTCCTCCACAACCCTATGCGTCATGGGTTCTGAATGAGGATACCTGCCTGTGGGATGCGCCGACTCCTATGCCGACAGACGGACAAATTTATAACTGGGATGAAGCCACAACTTCATGGGTGGTTGTCAATGCTGCTTAAACTGACCAATGCCACGAAAGGCCGTATCGGTGAGGGTTTAATTCTTAACACCGACATGATTATGTCTTTCTACGAAAACACGAATGAGGATGGCAAACAAATTGTTATTGCTTACGGAATGAATGGTAACTCATGGGAAGTTTTAGAAACGATTGATGAAATTTTGAGAATTACTAACAAATGATTAAATATGTTTGGAAAATTCTAGGAATTGACGCTCAAAATGACTTAATTACGCACGCGCATTATCGCGTTTCTGCTGATGATGGCGAAAATAAGGTAGAAACTGAAGGACACTGGGAATTTGCAGAAAAAGTAATAAAAATGCCGTTTAACGATGTACGAGAAAGCGACATTGCTTATTGGATTGAACAAGCATCTATCGTAGACGGTGTTTCTGTCATAAAATCAAACTTAGAAAAACAGCTTGAAACGTTGAAATTGGGCAAGACCACGTTGCCGTGGATGAAAAACGTGTTTTCGCCATTTAAATAGGTGAAAAATGACTCAGCCAATTGATATTATCAGCCGCGCCCTTAAAGACATTGGCGCGCTTGAAGCGGGCGAAACGCCTACACCAGAAGCTGCGCAAGACGCGTTTGACATGTTGAATGACATGATAGATCAATGGTCGAACGAATCAATGATGATTTACTACAAAAGCGAGATCATTTTTCCTACAACGCAGAATCAAATCCAATACACAATTGGACCGGGCGGGCAGGTCGGCGCGAGCTTTACCGGCTCAATCAGCGGTACAACTCTCACTGTCACTGCAATCGCATCAGGCGCGCTTGCTATCGGTCAAACAATCTCAGGCACTGGCGTCACGTCAGGCACAACAATTGTTGGCTTTGTTTCTGGCGCAGGTGGCAACGTAAACGAAGCTGGAACGTACACAGTAAGCGTTTCTCAAACTGTTGCAAGCACGACAATTTCAGCTTATTACCAACGGCCACTAGCAATTACATCTGCTTTTGTGCGCGTTACTACCACGAGTAACGGTGCGCCAATCTACGGCGGGGGTTTGGACTATCCAGTTGCAGTTTTAAACGTCGATCAGTATGCGGTAATCGGTCTTAAATCTCTCAACGGCCCGTGGCCTAAAGCTCTGTATTACATGCCAGCTGAGACATTGGGCACGATTTACTTATGGCCAAACCCGGCGCAGGGCGAAATGCACCTATTCGCCGATACCGTCTTTGCGCGTTACAACACGCTCTATGACACATTCGCTCTGCCACAAGGCTACATGATGGCCCTGCGCTGGTGTTTGGCTGAACGCTTAATGCCAATGTACGGCAAAGCATCGCAAACGCAAATTCAAATGATTACAGCATTTGCTGCGCAAGGCAAAGCAACTGTCAAACGCACGAACATGCGGCCGCCACAGGTTGCGACATACAACGACGTGTTGATTTCTGGCAAGCGTAAAGACGCGAGCTTTATCCTGCACGGTGGGTTTGTGTAATGGCTGACTTTGGCTTTGTTGGCCCAAGCTACGAGGCGCCCTCTATTTATCAAGAGGGTCAAGAGTGCATTAACTGGCGCCCAGAAATTGATCCGCTGAAACAAGGCGGCGAACGTGGCGTTGTGTCTTTATATCCAACTCCGGGTTTGACTCCAAAAACAGTATTTCAAAACTCGCAAGAAGTGCGTGGTTTACGCACCGTATCAGGCGGCGTACAGTTAGTCGCAGTCGTTGGTGCTTATGTGTACGTTATGACTTCCGACTTTATTCCTAAAATGGTTGGGCAACTGCTCACTACTACAGGTCGTGTTGGCATCAGCGATAACGGCGTAAACGTTTACATTGTAGACGGTGCGCATCGTTACACATGGCGCATATCATCGCCATCATCTGCTATTTTTACAGGCTCAATTAGCGGCACAACTCTTACTGTTACAGCAATTACTAGCGGCACAATTGCTGCAAATCAAGCATTGTTTGGTTTGGGAGTAACGCCAGAAACAGTCATTACTGCATTAGGCACAGGCTCAGGCGGCGTTGGAACGTACACAATAAATATTAGCCAAACTGTTTCGTCGCAAACAATGAATTCTGCAACTGTTGGCGCTAGATACACCGCAACAGTGTCTGGCACAACAATGACTGTTTCTGCTGTTGCAAGCGGTACGTTGTACTTAGGCCAAACTGTGCAAGGCGCAGGCGTTACATCAAACACAATTATTACTGCATTAGGCACAGGCACTGGCAGCACAGGCACTTACACTCTCAGCACATCGCACACGATTGGTACAGGTCAAACAATGTACGGTTTGAACTTTACTCAATTACCAGACACTGACGGTGCGTTCACTGGCGGCAACACTGTAGACATTGTTGACAATTATTTTGTTTATAACAGACCTAGCACGCAGCAATGGGGTTCATCCAATTTGTTATCGCCGATTAGTAATTCTTTGGCGTTTGCGTCTAAAGATGGCGGTCCTGACAATTTAGTTTCGCTAATTGTAGATCATCGAGAGGTGTATTTATTGGGCGAAACTTCATCTGAAGTATGGGTCGACGTAGGTGCGTATCCGTTCCCGTTTCAGCGCATACCGGGCACTTCAACACAGCACGGCATTGCAGCACAGTTTTCAATGGCTCGATTTGGCGATTCGTTTGCGTATGTTTCTCGCAACAATCGTGGTCAAGGCGTAATTGTGCAAATGAACGGCTATCGACCACAGCGCATATCGACACACGCTGTAGAAAACACGCTAGTCAATCAATACATTGATGATGCAATAGCGTGGACTTATCAGCTAGAAGGTCACGAAGTGTACGTTGTTAGTTTTCCGACAATTAACATAACGTGGGCATACGATGCAACGTCGCAAATGTGGCACAAATGGCTTTATTGCGATAACACAAACACATACAGTCGGCATCGCGGCAACTGCTCTGCGTCGTTTCAAGGCTTAGTGTTGGTTGGCGATTACGCAAATGGCATTTTGTACGAGCTTGATCCATTAAACTACACCGAC